CACTTGGTTTACAACTGTGATTGTGTTTGCAATACCTGTGTTTGTATCGGTAAACGAAATAATGAACCTCGACAAAGACAAAACGTTTGCCGTGTGATTTATTTCAATTTTTTTAACTACCATAATTTCCTGTAATTTGTTCCATTATTTCACTAACTATTAAATTAACCGTGCCTTCTACATTATCATTAATTGCTTCTTGCAATTCGTTTGGGTCTTGAAATTTACCATAATCTACTTGGGCCACTAAAAGAACGGTATCGCTCAAAGGCTTGTAGTTTACGGAATCTCTTAACGTTCCGCCAGCTTTTCTGATTGTTCCTTTTGGCTCTACTCTATCGCTTTTATATAATATATCTTTCGCAACTCTTGACCGTGAACGTGCTTGTTGATAAATTTTTTCGCCCAAATCCATAAGGAATGACCTAATAATTTTATCAGCGTTAATCTGCTCTCTCGTCCTTCTTTTTGCCAAAACCTTTGATTTTATTAATTAGTGCCGTTACTGCCGTTGTGCTTTGCCTTCCAATAGTATCAACTATTTTATTAATTGAATTTCTACCTGTTTGAACTTTTCCTTCCTCTAATACGCTTCTGTTTATATCGGTGTATCTCATTCTCCACTTAACCCCGCTTGGCATTAACCGCCTTGCATTTTGTTCTAGTTTTGAGTTGGTCCCAAACTGCCCGTAAAACACCTCGACAAATATAAACACATTTTGTTCAATTGTGTAAGATATAGACCGCCTTAAGAATCCTGTATCAATGTTTGAACTTGCTTTTGATAGGTTTACTATCTTTTGCGCAATTACTCTTATTTCGGTTGTCGTTAACACCCGCTTCCTAGATTTGGCATTGCTAAACTAATATTTATCTGGTGTCCATCTAGTCCGTTTTTGTTAAAATTTTCTAGCTTTCTGGATTCCGTATTACTAAATAATTCAATGTGATTTTGAAAATTGTTATTGCTTCGCATTTGATTTAAGAATCTGGAAATGACTGCTAATGTTTCTGCCCAATTATCAATAAGGTTTGTATCTAGTCTTAATTTGCTATCTGTCTTTTGCGGTCTTATATCTCGCTGCTGAACCACCGTGATCAAATAACTAGCAATTATCGCATCTGGCAAAGTTTCGCTTTCTAAATAGTCGATATTGACTAAACAATAGATATTTTCTTTGTTGTTGTCAATATGTTTGCTTTCAACCAAAGTAATCGTATTGACTAAGTCGTTATCGCTAAATATGTTGACCAAAAATTGCGTTAATAAAAAAAGTTCATTCATATTATTTTAAATTTTCCACCGTTCGTTTTCTCAATAAATATTCGCTCCAAAATAAAAAGTATTTTGTATCGTATGTAAATATAACCTGCGGACTAACCGCCTCAAAGATAGCACAAAGATATACCATTTCTGTATAACCTCCGTATGTAAGTGAAAAGTTTTCTCTTTCAATACTTCCTTGACTTATTTCGCCTGTATTTGCGAACTGTGGGGGGTTGTAAATCCACGGAAAACTAGCTTTGACCTCGTCGGCTTCTTGAATATACAAAGCAACGGCGTAACGCTGCACGAACTCTGGAATCGTCAAAAACCAAAGTCGGGGCGTTACGGTTGCCTTTATGAATGCTTTATCGTCCTCATCTTTAATAAAGGTTTCAAGGTCAATAAATCGCCCTGCATTTTTAAAAGTAACGTCAATCTTAAATAAGATTTTGATAATCAAAAATAACTTTAAGCTTTTGAATGTTTGTTTCGTCATTGCCAAATAATTCTTTTAAAGTTTCTTGTTTTTTCAATTCTTTTTTGTCTAGTTTTCTGTATTCGGTTTTTAAATACGGGAAAAATCTACGTAAATGCATACGGGTTGTTTCTTTTGTTTTCATAATGGCATCGGTGTTTTGCGTTGGATATAAATAAAATACCCAGCGGCTTCGGTTATGTGGTCAAATCCTGTTGTCTTATCAGGTTCGCCGTTCTTGTATGTTTGTCGCTCTGTTGATTCAGTATAAACGGGGCAGTTATTTGTGTTTATAAAATAGACCCTTTCGCCTTTTGCGTTTTTAAATGCAGCATTTACGGCATTTACTCTATCTTTTACAAAAGGGTTTTTGTTTGGCTTTCTTATTGAGAAACCTGCTTCTCTCAATACTACAATATCACTTTTCCCGCTAGATTTACGATTGTCGCCACTCGCATCAGGATAGATAACAATTGAATGACTTGGATATTTTGATTTTATTAATTCAACCATTTCAAAAGTATCGTAAGCATTCACAATTTCAGCAACAGCGGTTTTGATTGCACCATCGACAACGTGAATAACGGCATTCATTTTGGTAATGTTAAAATCCATTCCAATATGCAAAACGTCGTTTGGCTGTATTTCACGAATAGAATTATTTTCTACTCTGTCAAAGTGATGGTAAACGTTTCCACTTGTTAGATTGACAAATTCGCCGTTTAAGTACGCTTCAAGTTGTTGCGCTGTATAAATATCGGAAAGGGTTTCAATGTATTCTTCTGGAATAAATGGATTGTCAAAGGTTTTGCCCTTTATCATTTTGCGGTTTGCCTTTGTTTTGGTTACAAAGAACTCATAAGCCCACTTGAATCCTTCTGGTGTTCCAACTACATCGGTTTTGTTTTTGTCGCCGTTTGGTAGCTGGCATCTATTTCTAGCAATTATCTTAACAAATACGTCTGTCATTGCATCTTTTGATAAAATATCTGTTTCATCTATTAAAGAATAGCCTACCTCGTACCCTACAATGCGCTCTGGGTTCGACATTGAACGCAAAATAATCTTTCCGTACTTTGTATTAAAGAAGTGTTTTGATTGATTTAAAACGTACGGGATATTCATATTTGTAAGAAGTTCGGCAAATTTAGGTATTGCCACGTCCTCAATAAGTCCATACGTTGGTAAATAGTAAGCTACTGGAATAGCTGGATATTTTAATTTCATTAGAGTAGTTTTCAAAACCCCCGCAAAAGATTTTCCCGAACCGTAACCGCCAATTAATCCCGTGTGGGTTGCGTTACTTTCGACAAATGCAAGTTGATGTTTTAAAATATCTACTCCTACTCTCATTTTTTAGAAATTACGTTAAAATCAATTCCAGTTAATGCAACGCCACCCGATGTAAAGTCAACGGTATCTCCGTATTTTTTAGGGTTTAATTTTGATGCAACCCATTTTCGAGCGTCAATTCTTATTCTTGACCGCGCGACAAATTCGGAATCCATAACCTCGTCACCACTTTCAAGTACTTTCTTATCTCCATAAGAAGCGTCTGCTATTTGGATTATTTCGTCAAATATTGCGTCACCTCTTACTTCGCACGCACACGCGTATTGTTTTGATTTTAAATCGTTAGATTCAAGCCATTTATAAAATGTTTGAGTACTTGGCATATCTGAATCTTTTAAAATAGTTCTCAATGCTTCGCCTTCTTCAATCCTTTGAATAATTAAATCAAAAATAGTTTCTATTTCTTTTTCGCTGTATGCCATAATTTAATCACATTTTACAGTTCTTCTAGTTACATATCCAGGCTCGAAAAACTCAAATAACAATTTACCGTTATCAGCGCAATCCTCGCTATAAGGGTACGTTTCCCCGTTGGCTACATTGTTTACCGTTGTAATCGCATTACAATCACAATCTGTTGGTTGATCTGGTGTGCAGCTACTTAAAGCAATTGCACAAATCAATAGTATTTTTTTCATAATATAAAGTTTTAATTGTGGTATTTAGAGGAAGAATTAGAAAAATAACTTCCCTCAATTCCTTTTTTTGGAAGCCTTTTAAATTTACCTGCCGAACTATTATCTAAAATAGGCTGAATTGTTTTTTTCTGTTTTACTTTTTTCATAATATATAAATTAATATTGCAATAATAGCAAAGATAACAATAAATATTTTAATCTGATGAGATTCTTTTTCTTCTTGGTAGTGTAAGTCCGACCAATAGTCATAACCTTCGTCTGTAAATTGCCAAGCAAACGCATTAACCAAATTGTCAGTATTTTTATTGCAATCAGCACTTAATGACTTTCTTTGATACTCTAATGCTTTTTCTTTAATCTCTGTTGGTAGTTCTGATATTTTCATTTTCAATTAAATTTTCAATAATGGTTGCTTGTGATTTATTTTGTTCTTTTGATAATTGCTTCAGCTTATCCCGACAATCTTTTGAAAGTCGGAATGTTGCTAGATGCTTTTCTGTTGGTTGTTTGTTCATTTTTTTTATTTTTATTAAATATTTAAAGGGCTAATTTCTTATTAGCCCTTGTATTTTTTCTAAATGATATAAAATGCTTTTTTGCTTATTATATTGAACTTCTATTTTTGAGCATTGTGTTTTAACTAGTTGGGTGTGTAATTTTTTAATGGTAACTTCTAGTTTTTCAATTTGCTTTGTAATTGTTAAATCTGTCATAATTCCTATATTTTTGTTTTAGCTTTATTGCTGGTACAAATATACAATATGTATTTACATTTACAATACTTAAAAGTGTTAA